CTACTGGCTCTGTGTCTACTGGCTCTGTGTCTACTGGCTCTGTGTCTACTGGCTCTGTGTCTACTGGCTCTGTGTCTACTGGCTCTGTGTCTACTGGCTCTGTGTCTACTGGCTCTGTGTCTACTGGTGTGGTATCTACTGGTGTGGTATCTACTGGCGTAGGGGGCTCAACTAGTGCAGGTGGTTCAACTGTTACAGGTGTAGGAGCTGGAACAGGTGCTGGTGCGGGAACTGCATCAATTACTGTTTGTGCTGCTGCTACTACTGTAGGTGCCGCTAATACTGTTTCTACTGCTGTGGAAACAACTGCAAGATTTTCTACTTTGGTAGTTAATGTTGTAGTTGCTGTCTCTAATGCAGTCACAGTATTTTGTGAAACAGTTGCTACTGGTGCAATAACTGTATTTGTATTTGCTGTATTTGTTGCAACAACGGCTGTAATTGCTGAGTTTAATGTAGCAATTTGTGCATTTGCTGTATCAATTGCTGCCAACACCGTTGCATTATTTGGATCAGGGGCAGGAGTAAATGCAGCACCCTGACTAATAGTTCCATTAAATCCAGGGCCAGAATTTGTATCAACAATTGGAGTTAACGTTCCTCCTGTTGTTTCTCTTACATTAAACCTAGCCCCGTTTGGAATAGGACCAGTTACGCTAACGTCTGCTTGCCATGCACCATCTGAAGGATTAACATCCGCATTAAATCTAACTTGAGTCATTTGTGTCTCGGCGGTAGTTAAAGGATAAACTCTAAGATCCCAGGCAACGCTCAGTGTATTAGTAGTTGTTGAGTATGTAATTCCAGACCCATTACTCCATGTAGTCCAGTCGTATCCTGCTATAGATATAGAAGGTGCATTAGGAGTTGTATGATATGTACCACCTTCATTTACTCCAAAAGTAATAGTTGCATTGGATCCAACATAAACATTGTTATATGTGACTCCACCCATTTGTAAATTAAATGGAAGGTTCATGCGGATACCCGCATCATCTGTATTTGCTAAAACATTTGATGTTGTTCCAACTGTGGCCACCAAGGCATTGACTGCATCTTGAGCATTATTAATAGCAACATTTGCCTGGGTTAATTGTGTTTGCGCCTCTGCAGTTGCAGTAGTTACTGCTGCTACCGCCGTAGTTGCAGTCGCTACTGTTGCTGTTGCTTCAGTTACTGCCGTCTGTGCTGCTTGAACTGAAGTAGAGGCTGTTGCAGATTGTGCAACTTCTGTTGCAATTGCTGTTGCTACCTGGGTAACTGTAGTTGGTGTTTCAGTCATTAATGTAGTTGCTGTTGATAATACTGTTGCAGTTGCGGCTTCAACTACTGGAGTTGCTGCTGTGACGGCAGCTTGTGCAACAGATACTTCTGGAGTTGTTGTTGTTGCAGTTACTGGTATTGCTGCAACGGCTGTGGTTACAGCAGTTACTGCGGTAGTAACGTCTTGCGTTACCGCTGTTGCTGTTGCAACCACGGGTGCTGTATTAGCAACTTCTGCAACTGCCGCTACTGCTGTTGTGACTGCGGTAGTTGCTGCTGCTACGGCTGTGTTAGATGCTGTTACTGCTGCTACTGCAGTCGCAATAGTTGCTGTTGTTGTCTCTGATGCTTGTGCTGCTTGTGCAACCTCAGTAGTGGCTGTAGCAATGGCTGTATTAACTGCTACTTGTGCGGGGCTTACTACAACTTGTTCTGATGTGGGAGGAACATCCTCGGCATGAGCAACGCTTGGTCCAAAAAGGAAAAGCCAGCCTACTATAAAAAGGCTGGTAGCTAATAAACGAATCTTGGTCAACTAATGACCCTCCTAAGTAATGCAATACTTTTGCTTACTTAGCAATTATAGCAGAATGTTAATTAAAACTACTTAATGTTATCTGTTTTATAAAAACCACTACCATTAAACTTTATGCCAAACGGGGTGTAGTTCCTATGTAATTTTTGACCACAGCTTGGGCATAAGTAGCTTGGCTCTACTGAAGAAATTGATCTTTCTTTAGACACAATTTTTTCTGGTGAACACTCACATTTGTATTCATATACTGGCATTATTTACCGCTTTTCTTCCTCGCCTTTGCCAAAGCATCAAAATCTTTGACTTTAGTTTCTCCCATATATGCCCACGCATGTCCGTCAGCAATCATCTTTTCATTTAAAGATACTGTTGCGCCATCTAAAAATACCCAACCTAAAATTCTTCCATATTTTTCTGAAGAATCCATTTTTTCTGTTTTAATAACAACAGACTTTGCTGAATCAATTGCATTCTTTAAATATGCTTTAGCTTCAAGACCTAATGCTTTTTCAATCTTGTCTGTTGTTCTACTTTCTGGAGTATCTATTCCTGCCAAACGAACTCTTGAACTAAACGAGATATCAAATCCGAGATCAATGTCTACATCTATTGTGTCGCCATCCACAACCTTACTAACCTTTTTTACATAATACTCAAACATGATTCTCCTTAATATTAATGAGCAGTTTATAGACATGCTCAGGTCCATCCTACGGGTAGCGACCCGTCGTCTGCGACTCCCCAGTGACGGGGTGCAGATTTATATTATACTATTTCTTTCTTCTTCTTACGTGACGATGGGGCAAAGACCTTCTCTTCTGGTGTAAAAGAGTCAAGAATTTCAAATGTTTTTGGTCTTGCTTCTTCTGGAACTAACTTAACAATAAGAACACGAAGGATGCCATTTTCCATGACAACCGCTGTTACGTTCATATATTCAGATAAAGAAAATGTTCGTGTAAATGCTCTTGCACCAATTCCCTTATGAATATATTTGTTTTCATCCTCCTCTGAAGATCCCTTAATCGTTAAGACATTTTTTTCTTGCTCAATAGAAATGTCTTCTTTCTTAAATCCAGCCAAAGCTAGTTCGATCATATAGGTATCTTCGCTTACCTCAACCAAATTGTATGGTGGATAGCTTGTTGAATTATGCATTACCTTTTCGAGATCTTGAAAATGGCGATCCCAACCAATAAAAAAAGGATCTTTAAAAAGATCCAGTGAAAATGTGTTAACCATGTTATTCCTCCTTCAAGCGAATAAATTAATTTAGTGGCCTCCTATTGGACAGCCAATCTTATTATACCATTTTTCTTTTGAGCGGATGATGAGAATCGAACTCACCCCTTCTGCTTGGAAGGCAGAGGCACTACCAATATGCAACATCCGCAAAGTACCCCTAGTAGGAATTGCACCCACGGCCTGATCGGTAGAAACGATTTGCTCTTCTGCTGAGCTATAGAGGTAAACCTAATTAAAAAATCTTTTTCTTTTTATCTTCCATATTTTTGTCATTAGACTCTGATGCATATAGCGCTCTTATCTGTGCTTCTGCTGCAGTTCTTCCAGCATGACATCCCACTAGCTCACCAGTATCTTCTTTAACTACAGCGTATCCGCTGCATCCTGCTGCATTCTGTTTAATTTGCCAAGGCATTTTATTCTCCTAATTGTTTGGTATATCTGGATTATTCATTTCAATAATTCCAAAGTCTTTTGATACTTTTTTTCCTTCTTCAGTTAATTCAAATACAACATTTAAATCTTCATCGTATGTTATATTAACTAAACCCATTTCATACAGCTTCATCATAGATTGATCTAAATGCTCTGCATGTGCCTCCCACAAATCTGGTGCAACATCTTTAGCAATATCGGTAATTCCAAAGATAAACTCTCCGTCTTCTGATATGCCCGCCACCTCTATAGCACCAATTTGTATATAGTAGTCTAACATTTCTCCGTCATCAGGATTTAAATCTTTCATAGTTACCTTTCTTGTACACCAGGTAGGACTTGAACCTACGATAGCCGAATTATGAGTTCGGGGCCTTGACCAACTTGGCTACTGGTGCCAAGTGTTTATTGTAACGTACCGTCTTCATTTTTGTCAATAGTTGTTTCTACTATCTGTTGTACATAGTCAGAGAAATGTTTCCTTATGTTTCCAGAAGGTCTTGATCCAAGAACTTTCCATAACCGTTTATATTCTATCACATTTGCAAATGTTGTGGGGCATAACAAAACTTCGTTATACTCTTTTAAAACTGTTGGTAGTGGTACATGCTTTCCACAGCACTTACATTCTTTAGCTTTTTCTTGGTATATGCTCATAGTAACGTCATTCTCTCTATATCGCTTGCCAAACTATCTGGCATTCTAGGGGGCCTAATCATATTTGTAACAATCTCATCTTCTTCTTTTTTACCAAAGTCCTGCTCAAATGACATGGACTCATATGTATGAATATTTACTTCTTCATTATTTGAAAACTTTGTTCGGCTTATTGCATTAAATATAGAACCACATACAGCATCCGCTAAATCTTTAGAACCTTTTCTTGGGTGATCTACTCTATCTCTCATTATCTTTAACTGTAGTAATTCATCAACAAGTAGGGGTATTGCTGGTCCCCTTAGTCTTTCTTCCGCCACAACCATTGCCATGTCATCATAATGTTTCTTGGCAACAGATAAAATTTCTGTATTTACTCCATATTGTTTTAGCTGCTGCATCATGTCGTGAGAGTTCCATCGGTCAAACGTGCACACCTTTATATTAAATCCTCTGGATTTAAGGGAAAGAATATAATCTTTTACTTCAGTAAAGTCAACAGATTTATCTTTTGTCGGTGTCCAATATCTTACTGCATCAACTTCAATAATAGGTGCTGCTTGAGAGTATGTATCTGTTACCTTTACGTTAACCCATTTTTGCACATGAGACATAGCTACGGCACAGTGGTCATGCTTTTGTGCAAGGTCTACGTGAAGAAAATAAACCTTGTCTGGGTCTGGAACAAACCATTCTTCAAGTCTTCCGAACCGATCTACTGCCTGTGCTCCAACATTAAATGCTTTCTCAACCTTTTCTCTTGATTTAAAAAATGCATCAATTGCTTCTGGTGGCATGCATGCAAACCTAGATAGGGCGTCTGTTGGATTCGTATAGAATGATGTTTTGAAGTCATCAATTGTTCTTACTGGGTTAATTTCCCACGTTGGTCTCTTAAGGGCATATACTTTAGGAATCTTATATGAAACTATATGATCTTCTTCCCACTGAATTTCAAATTCATTACCTTCTGTACCATCTGGCAAATCTTCATACATCTTGAACTTATGTTCACGAATAATAGTTTCTTTTTCAGCAACCACCGCATCGTATCTTTGCTGAATATAATCGTTCTTGTATCTTGGGAATGAAAGAAGAATTACCTTGCCAAAGTCTGGAAAACGTGAGTCAACTGAGGCTCTGTACATGTCATAAATTGCACTACCCGTTTTGGCTTGCTCATGTCCCGTAGTATTTTCAATACTAAATCCTGAAATTTCGTCTAGAATAACTACAATAACGTTATATCCTTCCCATGCCTCACGTTCTGAGTGACCAGAGTGAACTGTTATAGCCTTATCAAATTGAACTTCAGATGCCTTTGCATTGTATTTTCCAACAAACCAAGGGGATTTATCAATTCTTGTTTTAAATCCTTTAAAGAAAACATTGTTTGCCTGCTGAGAGTTAATAGCAATGTTAATAATATCAATACTATCTCCAGGAGGTTTGCCATAATATGTGGCTGGATCTTTTAGGCATAGCAATAGGTAAACTATATATGCTACTGCAATTGTTGAACAGTAGTCTTTTCCAGAACCCTTGCCTAACTGAGCGACAACTTCATTTGCTGTCTGCTTAGATCTTATTCTTCCCTCTTCTTCCCCAAAAAGTTTAATAAGGGTTGCTTCTTTATAAATTTGAGAACTTTTTTCAATTAATGTGTACTGAAATTCAGACAGTAGTGGTAAGCCTAGGTACTCTGGGCTGTTCACAAATGTTCTTAAGTCGACAGGCTTTTCGTCAAATTCTTCTCCGTCAAGTATGTCAATTAAATCTGAAAAATCAAACGACATCGGCATCCTCAATTACAACTGATTCAACGATCCCAGTAATTTGTGAAAGCCTTTTAGCAACATCCATTTTACATTTTGGGCATCCAGAAGTAACTTCTTTTAATATTTTTACAAGTATATCTTGCTTGCGCTCTGTGTCTGCAATTTGTCCAGCCAACTCAGCGTTGTCTAACAGACCTACCTGCTGCAGCATTCCAATTCTTTTTGTTTCAATGTCTGATATAAGCTTCAGCGCATTAGCCTTAACATTTAGTTGACCAGATTGATCTGCATCCTCTACTGTCTTCCAGGCCTCTTTAATGAGCATTGCATAGTGCTGGTCTGCCCCAGAGATTGCTTCTTTTGCACGTTCTCTTGAAGAGGTGTCATTGTGTACTACAGACTTCCATTCGTCAATAAGTTCAACAACCTCTGCACGTTTAAATCCAGTAAGGCTTGATATTGTTGTTGGGTTGTTCCCTTTAAGCAGTTCTTCAACTACTTTATTCATGCGATCATAATGATCTGCTAATTCAATTTCGATTGTAATCATCCTCTATTCTTTGAATATCATCTTCTCCGAAATAGGTTCCTGTTTGAACTTCAATAAATTCAACTGGACTTAATTGAGACTCTATTCTATGCAGGTCCCCAGCTTTTATATCTATGGAGTGACCTGGTGACATAATTTTGCTTACACCGTTTATTGTTACATATGGATTACCAGAAACTATAAACCAATGTTCATGTCTTTTTTCATGTCTCTGGTACGACAATCTTTTGCCAGCCTCAACATAAATATATTTTGTTTTATGATTACTAGATTCATTAAGAATTGTGTAATGTCCCCACGGTCTATTTTCTGTAGTCATTACATTATTATACTTCTAGTCGACTGAAATAGCAAGTTTCTTAGCAATTTTAAGTAAGATTAAATAACCAATCATGTCGTCAATATCATTATCTCCTGCAAAGCCTGAGCCATTTTTGATTCTATTTATCTTATCATCAATACGAATTTTAATTTGTTCTTGATTGTCCGCCTGAGAAAATATTCTAATTGGTGACAAGGCTGAGTCTCCGTATGATATATTTTTATTAATTAACATCTCTGCAATATCAAGACATTCTCTAATTATTTTATGTCCAGACGGTGCATCTGTTGCTATTAATTGTAAATCTGTTACCCATGATTGATAGCTATCTTTGTTTGGATAATCTGTTCCCGCCATTATCTAGTACCTTTCACTATTGGATCTTCAATCCATTGAACATAATTTCCATCATCCCATTTTTGGCTTCCATAAATATGCTTTACTGATTCAAAATGGAATATCCTCCATTGCTCTCCGCCGTAACAGTGGAACTTATATAGTTTAGCATTATTACAAGAATTTAACAATAGGTAATCATCTATAAGATTTGTTACTTTTATATCAAGAATTTTCATAATACCATCTGTCCAAATTGATGGGCCAGTATGAGTATGTACAAAATGAGGTGATCCGTATTCTGGGTTTAACAATCTATCTTTAATTAAATCTAATACTGATTTTAAAATTGGGTTGCCTGATGTAGATGCAAATGTCCATTGGCAAAAATGATTTGATGTTTCTGGGCAAACTATAAACTCTTTATCTTCAATCATCCATGAAGAAATTGGTTTTAAACACTCTGTGTCTAAATCTGCATACACTCCACCATACTTATAGATAACCATATAACGCCATAAATCTCCACGCATTACACCAACTGGAAGACTAATAAAAATATCGTACCACTCCTGGCCATATTCATTTTTAATAAATTCTGCAGCCTGTGTGTCATCCATGTACCTATGCTCATATTCTGGATTTAAATTTTTCCAAGTATCCATTGCCTCGTGCATATAAAGAGCAAGTGTCTCCTGTGGGTCCTTATAAGTTTGCCAAATAATTTTAGGAATTGTCATTATTAAACTCCGCAATAAATGTTCCAGTTACCTCAAACTTCTTATACTGTGTAATACCTTTAAACTTTTCCAAAACTCTTTCCATTGTCCAGTCTTCTTCTACATGAACCTCATATGGGTTTCCATTAATTGCATCTTGATGATAATGAATTATTGGTATTGAAATCATCGCACACTTAGCCTGTTTTGATATATTCTCCCACAAAGCAACTGCATCATACTCTGACATATGCTCAAGGATGTCTCCTAGGATTACTAGGTCATATTTAAAATTTGTCATCTCTCTTACATCTATTGCAAATAACTTATCGTATCTATTGAGCAGATCAAATTGATCTATGTATGGTTGCCAGACCTCTACAGCACTTACTAAGACTCCCGCACCTAGCCCCTCCCTAATTAAATTAAGATAGGTGCCTTGACCAGCTCCTACGTCTAACACGGTTTTTGGAGACAACTCAATTATTTTTTGCTGAGCCCATGGTTTATTTTCTGGATTAGAGTATCCCATTTAGTATTTCTCTTTTCTGTGTTGTTTGAAATGTTGATTCCGTAGGAAACAATGTGCATGGAAATTCTGACGAAGGCTTAACTGTATATACATTAAACAGATTTTGTTGTCTAAACATATACCAATCTAAGGGTAGTTTAAATCCGTACGAGTTGTCTATCATTTTCTGAGCCGCAGCTCTTGTGATTACATAGCATAAGCATGACCAATCTTGATACGCTAAACATACATCGTCAGACCCAAAGTCATGGCTGCTTGTATGTTTTTCAAATTGATCTGCTGGAGAAAACGCATGAAACGCATCCCAGTTTTCTGGGAGTTGATTTATATAATTAATTAAAATATCAATAAATCTATCTGAATGAACGATATCGTCTTCCATTAATATCAGGTAGTCTGCGTCTGATTTTAAGAAATTATTCCATGCAGTCCAGTTGCTTGCCCATATTCCAATCTCGCCATACCTCCAGCCCTGTTCTCCGTGAAGATTATAGCCATCTTTATCTGGTACAAAATCAGGGTTGTCTTTTACAAAATTCTTAAAATCCTCGTAGCCTGATATCTTAATTGTTGGCGTGTGTAATACTTTTGAATATGGGTATAAATAATCATTCATTGATTTTACTAATGCTGACCGCTCATCATTTCCTTCAATGTGAAAAATTTTATGTGCAAACTTCATCTTTTTTTAATTAATCCAAACTGATCTAGGTATCTCTGTATGGTCATAGCAGAAACGTTGCATTCTTTTGCTATCTCTGTAACTGTTTTCTTTTGCACAACATATCTCCTATGTAGCCAATCTTTGCTTTGATATAACTTCATCGTTCTGTCAGCACCTTATTTGCATAATGAGCAATTCCAAATGAATCTGCTACATCAAAATCTTCTAGCGATAGTCTATACTTACTATTAAAGTAATCTACAGTTCTTTGTTTACGCATATTTCTTAATTGTGTTTTATACCATGAGTCTGCGTATCCTGGGTTCTTTACTCTGACTGCCGACTTCTCATCCTTTGTTGGATTTTTGTTTCCAATATAAGCCTGCCAAGCGGTAGGAGAAATAGTGATAACCTTAGCTCCAGTAGACATAAGCTCAGCAATAACAACGCCATATACATAAGACAATTTTATCACAGCATCTGGTGATCTGACAAGGATTGCGCCCTCTACAACTATATAGTCTGACTTTAATTCATTTAACATTACAGACATTTTTATCTTGGCATCATATATCTTTTCGTATATATCATTGCCTTCCAGATTAATCTTTCCCCATTTTAAAGGTAGATCGTTTTCCATCAGGCAAAAAGCAATAGAGTTAGTAGAGGCGTCTATCCCTAGAACTCTATTGGCCTGTGTCTTTTTTAAACTAGCTAACGTCATCAATCATGCCAATCAATTTATTTTTATTAGAAATATTAATCTTTTTTTCACAGGCTGAACATATAGTAGACTGGTTATACCTACTCAACTGAATCTTACATTTAGAGCAGGCCCTGAATGCGCCATTCCTAATTGCTTTCTTTTCATAATACTTCTCCATAATTCTTCTGTTTGTCGCAACTCTGCAACATTCATCAGAACAATATTTTTGATTATGAGTCTTGGCATCAAAGTCTTTGGCACACTCTTTGTTTCCACAAATCATAACTTTGGTACCTCAAACTTTTCTATTTGAACTGTACCAACTGGGGTTTCCTTTGAGTAGCATTCTTTTTTAATTGGGCAATAGGTGCAAGGCATCTTTGATTTAGTTGCACCAATTGGGCGCATAGGAAGATCGCCATCCTTAAAGTTATCCCATACCTCTTGCATCCACAGGAAAGTATCTTCAATTATCTGAGTATTCTTTTCGTTCATAGATACTGGAATAATTAAAATTTCTTGAGTATTTTTATTTTCATACAAAAAGAAGCCTTCTTTTGCATTCTTAAGTTTCATGTATGTAAGAAGCTGAAGCATGTGGTTGGCAGATGATTTCATTTCCGCCTGCCTTGTATCCCAAACTTCTTGCTTTGCTGTTTTAATTTCTCCAATGACTGTCTCGCCATCATATTCCATAATCAAGTCGATGAAGCCTCTAATGGGAGGATACTCATTAATGATCTCTTCTTCTTCCGCTCTCCACTCAGGCATAGTCTTAATTAAATTCTGAAGCCTTTCGTGAGCCTGTGTTCCCTGTGCCATATTAGCAACAGCAACTGCATCATTATCGTCAATAAACATAGCTCCACTAAATGCCATATACCAATATCTTGGGCATGTTCCGTGACCATAGCCCAAAGAACTTGGGCTGAATGATTTCTTTGTCATCTGTCCGTCTGCACGTTTTGTATTTCTATATGATTCATCAAGCAGGTTTGCGAAAAGTTCTGGGTCGAAAAACTTACCAGTATGCTTTTTAAACTTAAGATTCTTTACTATATCTCTACCCATTTAAGCTACCCACCCAATATGATCTAAAGGTGTTGGTGCGGTAATCAAACATTTACACTCCATGCATTCAGCATCATCTAATAAATATCCAGATATCTCGTACGACTCTGGGTCAAACTGAACAGTTAATCTTAGTAAAGTAGACCCACAGCATGGGCAAGATGGTGAAGGAATTCCCCTAGCATCTACCATTATGAGTTATACCTAACGACATACTTAAGTGCATCTACAAGTTTGTCTATGGACTCCTTTACTGAATAATAAACGTTCTTCTTATTATTATTTACAGTTCCCGCTTTATCTTTAGCAATAGTTGAATAGACTGATGACATAACTGCAAACTTGGTAGACATTGCTTGAAGCTCCATAATAAGCATTGGTGCTTTTGCAGATGGCACGTCTGGATTCATTAATAATTTTACCACAATAGCCAGAGCTTTATCTAAATGCTCATCCTTCATAAATTCATGCAGATCATTAAACTCGGTGATGTCACTTATCAACTCTAATGTATTTTTATCCTGTGTCATGAAAGAATCCTTTGAACTAAACCGTAACCCATCCATAAACCAAATATTCCCATCAGGCCAGCAAATACTGGTGGTGCTGGTACTGGAAGCTTAAATATACTAAATACCGCTCCGACTCCCATGCCTGTTAGCGTTGTTAAAAAAACTTCTTTAATCATGATTGTCCTCCCAAAATTGGATCAGATCTTCTAGAACTGCCCATTCAATAATTCCAAGACGAACCTTGGATTCCTTACCAATAATAATTTTTAATGCTGGGTGCATATCTCTATCTACTTTAAAGGTATCTGTACAAATCTTTGCCCAGTTATCTTTATTTAAATTAAATGATGTTCCTGCTTCTTTATAGTCAACAAGAAACTGCTTCCACTGTGCATCACCCTTTTGATAGTCTCCACGACCACTATTCTTTTGAGCCTTTGCACCATCACGTTTTACTTCAGATCTTTCTGACATCAACCCACCTTAAATATTGTCTCGTGCCCCTTTGAGCATCTCCAAGACATTACCATATCAAGTGGGTCCCAAAAAGCACCTTCAACATCTTCGTCACACTTTGAACATGGTCTTTCCCCGCCAAGCTTTTCCAAATTGTATGGATTTAAGTTTTCAGTCGGTTTATTAAAAAATTCATTAAGATCTGGCATTTATTTCTCCTTGTAAGTTGTCTACAACATCTGGATTTTCCTTCAAATATGCTACAGCTTTTGCACGTCCTTGAAAACGTTCTCCATTTACTGTATA